AGTGATGATAATAACTCATCGGCTACAGATGAGGTAAGCGATGTTAAAATATTACTTACCGAGAAATTGGTACCAGGCAAAGCAGAAAGCATAGAACCAGTTAGAATATTACTGAAAGATTGAGTAGCTGAAGAAACACCAGTTATTTGCTTTAATGGCATACCAGCTAGATTATACGATGCTCCGTGAGATTGCATACCTTTTAGTAGGTCATGCTTATGTTTTTGACCTTTTTCCTGTATTTGACGGATTCGAGTACCGCCAGACATGGTCTCTTTTACATTAGGTGGAGTATTGATATTTAATTCGGTAGAAAAAGCCTCAACCAAAGCTTTTAAAAAGGTATTTAAATTTTTATTACCTGGTTGCCCACCATCTTGTCTATTTGTTGGTATTGAACCAAGAACAATTAATGAAGAATCGCCGGGCGGACCACTCTTCATACAAAGCATAGCCTGACCAGGATCTGGGCAACCATTAAATGATGTAGCACCGCCTTGACTTGATGGCATAATCATAGGTGAAAAACCACAGTCTTCCTTATTTACAAGATTGCCATGTACTTGTGGGCAAAATATTCTTACACCATTTTGATTTGGCGCTGGATCTCCCTCATGGCCACCGATAACAATACCAACCAGCATATTGTTTTCTTGTGTCGGATCTCTTGGTCTACTCATATTATACTATTCCCTGTCCTGCTGTCTGTGCTACACATTCCATTGTAGTGGTAGAAAAACCACCGCTTTTAAGTGAATGTTTTAAATTAACGATTAAATATCTGCCAGAACCATATAATAATTTATCTTCACGCCCAGCCGAACCTTCGACGCCTTTTCTAGGAAATTCAACGTCAATCATCTTACCAGCATTTAGCATTGGATTCCATGGTACTGTGAGAGATAGAGCTATTTTGTCTTGCTCTAGTAATGACATTCTGGCCTGTCTTTTTAATAGGTATTTCTCTATTTCAGAGGCGCACTGGTCTTGGTCTTTTTCTGTATTATAATTAGACTTGCCTAAATTCATATTACCACCACCAAGACCACACCCAGCAGCTTGATTACCAAATAAACTGTGAGTGCCTGCCATCGGGTTCGAACTTATCATTGAGCTAATAAAGCTACCATCCACATCAATACCATTTAGAATATCGGATAATAAATCAAAATCGCATGGAAAATTATAGGTCATAATACTGAGTGGATTACCATAACCAGCAGCAGAACCTGTCTCAGAAAATACGAATGGCTCATTAATAGGTGGTGCTTCTTTGGTAAGTGAATAAATTGATCTAAAATGGTGTGTGCCGAGGTTCTGGTATGTCATATAATGAACAAACGATGGGTCATTACCATTAGCTAGAGCGGCGTTGGCCTGCTGTGTTACAACCTGAAACGGGTGAATATTCTCAGCAATATAATCACGCATTGGTGTGCAGGGTTCAATATCTAAGCTTTGGACACCAGCACAGCCCTGTAATATTTGCGACACAATATCGGACGGAGCCGTGCATTTCCATGACTGTGATACCAAGCTTCTGGCATCATTTAATAGACTATCATCACAGGCATGGATACGGAATTGTTCGTTATTATTATTTAATGATTTAACTCCATTGGAATCAGGGCGCTGGTCGCGCTTGTCTATACGATATATTCTTTGTGATACATCCAGAATTGAATCCATACCAAAGTCCTTAAGAATTTCTCTCTCAATTCGAATATCCATTATTTTATTCTTGAAATCATCGAAATTCTTTGGTGGTCCAACTACGCCCTCACCATCGGGTGACGCATGGAGAAAGCTGTCTACTAATATTGACGTTTGGAGACCAGGAGTCAATAGGCTCTCTCCTAGTGTGATTTCACGAATAGTGATTTCTCTGATATTATTCTCATCTACATTTCCAAAACCCACTGTAAACTCGACCTTTGATTGGCCTAGTGTTGGAGTATTAATATTTACCATGCTTTATACAACTCGTCTCATGAATATTGGTGTATTTTTATTTGTAAGAATACCAAACTCGGTATTTATTTGAGTGTAGTATTCTTTCTTGATTATTCGAATGGTGCGCTTGGCCTCATTTAATTGTTCCTCATAATCATAATAGGTAACAGCATTACGGTATACCGTCTCAATTAATGTCTGACCATCTACTGTTAGATTAATTGGAGTAACGTCTTGGACATCCGCAAGGGCTCCTGGACCCTCATAATAATCGTGTGGTATTTCAGCTCCATCATCGGTCAATGCATCATCGGTCAGCCTTGTTTTATTGATTTCAAATCGTGTTTCCGTAGTTACCTGAGCTGATTGATTTTCTAGTCGTATTACCTTCTCATAATGGTGAACAGATTCCTCATTTGTTAAATCTTGAGTCCAAGCGATTACCTCATAATCTTCTAGTGGTGGCAAATCTTGCTCTTCTACTGGTAGACGATCCGCTTCCGCCATACTACGATACTTATCTGCAATATATTTGGGAAAAACAGATGAGGTCATTGGCCAGTCATATTGAGCGTCTATCATATTATTTGCGTATAATATCATCCAGTGAGCTTGTGGATCACCATATATCTTGGATGCAAGTATTTCTGGTGTATCACCATCACGAATAATATAGCGCATATATGAAGAGGAATTGCTTAGAGCTTCACGAATAATAGAGGTGCGAAATAAAAGATTCCGTACCGATTGAAAGCTTGAATATTTAACACCTGTTATTTGGTAGGGAATTATTGGGAATTTATCAAAAAAACTACTCATTCTTAGAATCCTTGAAGAACGCGGCGCTTGTGAACAACTTCGATTTCTCTCATACCTAAGCTTAGTCTTGCTGCTACTGGATGGCCATTGGAGAAGGTTGAATATACTCCTGTTGGTGCATAGTCTACCTCAATACGATCCAGAACGCAGGTATTAATTCTTGGAATATTTGTATTTTCTTTACCCTTATCAAAGAAGGTAATATCAAATTCAGCAGGTGGAATCCATGTGAAGCCCGCTGTGGTTGAATCCAATTCTGGTGCTGAATGGAATCTAAGGGTACGAATAATAGCCTTCATATTCTCGGACTCTTGCTCATTCCTTGGTGCCATTAAAAATTCGAGAACAAACTGGCGAAGATTTGTTTTAGAGAATAATACCTCGACGCGCGGATTAATTGGATAACCCAACATCCGAGACACATTACCCAAACCATTTAAAGTGGAACCGACTAATGAACCAAGAGCACTACCCGATTCAGCGCCACGTCTTCCACCAGCTTTACCACCAATAAATTCACCAGCAATACCAGCAGCACTAGATAATAGCCCACCAGCCATACCAGTTAAACTGATTTCCTGATATTCATTTGTTGTATTGAATACCACTGGATTAGGCATGAATAGCGCGATGGATTCTTTAATACGGCGAGTATACCTCGGGATAGATAATGGCTCTTTTTGTAAAGCACCATAACCTGTCACTGGGCTGGTGCCGCCTACATTGACAGCATTACCAAAACGCAATGTGTCGACCTTCGAATATTCATTTTGCATTATATTTTGACCAAACTGATTACCGCCATATGCTGATCTAGCTGAACCGGTACGAGCAAACACTGGCACGTTTATGTTTATCACTATATAATGACCGATATAATCATTTGCCAAATCAGATGGGAATACACGATATCTAAAATCATATTCAGATTGCCCAAGAGTATCGTCATCAATATTATAGCCGAATAGTAAATCGCCTGTTCTTGTAATTGAATTATCAAGAACAGATATAATATTTTGGGGAGCCCCTGTGATATCTTCAAATAAGTTCTGTAAATCGTCTAAAATTGACATAGAATTGTCCTTGGAATTGTTTTCTATATATTTATATGAAAACTTACAAGGGCCGATATAGCCCCAAGAACCCTGGAAAATATAAAGGTGACCCAACGGGAATCATATACCGTTCGTTATGGGAACGAAAGCTTATGGTATACCTAGATGAGAACAAGTCAATTATTCAGTGGTCATCTGAGGAGATAGCTATACCATACATATCACCATTAGATAACCGATACCATAGGTATTTCCCAGACTTCTATATAAAGGCCGTAGATAAGAATGGCAATATTGTAGAACAACTATTGGAAGTAAAGCCAAAGAAAGAAACAACTGAACCCAAGAAAAAGAAGCGTATTACCAAACAGTATATTACTGAGGTAACTACATGGGGTAAGAATCAAGCTAAGTGGAAAGCTGCTGAAGAATACTGTCTTGATAGAGGATGGCAGTTTAAGCTCATCACAGAGAAAGAATTAGGTATTAAATAGTATTATTCATTCATACAGGACATAGCCATTATATAGTCATGTCAAGTGGTTGTCAAGTGAAATAAATACAATTATGGCAAAGAATTACACAAATCAAGAAATAGGCGATTGGATGACGGGCAAGGCTAAAAGCGCCTCAGGCTACCGTAATAAGATCATGGCTAATACCGAGCGTGGCAGAGATAGTACCGTAATAGGTAAGATGTATTTCTTCTGGTACGATCCAAAGACTAAAGCCACTCTCCCTACGTATGATCGATTCCCACTGGTATTTCCTATTGAGCGTTATCCAGATGGCTTTTTAGGGCTTAATCTACACTACCTCTCATTCAATGAGCGCAGCGCCCTATTAAATACCATGATGAAATTCCGTAATAATAACCACATGAATGCCACCACCAAGCTCCGCGTTACATATGACTTATTAAATAATACCAGTAAAATAGCTGGTGCAATGCGCCCTTGTATAAAACGATATCTTTTTACACAGGTTAGATCCTCGTTTGTGGAAGTTACAGCGGATGAATGGGATAAGGCCATGCAATTGCCTGTCGCAGTATGGGTTTCAAAAGGATAGAAATAAATGCCTAGTTTTAAAATAGATAATCAACCAACATTCTTGAGAATGCAAGACTTCTACGCTTATTCTAGTTCTTTCCAGAGCCTAGCTAAGTCATGTCGATTTGCCATACAGATCACACCAAGTGGTATTAATTCGACATTAAATAAGCTTGGTTATGGTGATTTTATGAGACAATTCACATACCTATGCGAATCGGCCGAATTCCCTGGTCGTGGCTTTGATATGGCAGATATGAGATATTATGGCCCAAGCTTTAAGATACCATACCAGTCCGACTACCAAGAAACGGCCATGACATTCCTATGCCGTACGGATTCATTTGAAAGACAATTCTTTGATGATTGGATGGAAATAATCAATCCAACCAATACATTTGACTTTGCTTATAAAGATAATTATAAGTGCGAAATTAATATGTTTCAATTCGGTGAACAAGCTGCTACATCAAGCCAGACAGAACCACTGGCTACGTATGCATGGACTCTTCATGATGCTTGGCCAGTTCTGGTTAATCCACAGCCAGTCACATGGGCAGATGATAATTTTCAACGTCTAGCCATATCTTTTACGTATACCAAGTGGACTCGTAAGAACCGAGATCCAAAATCAGGTACATTTAAATTAGTTAAGGATAATGGCAGTTCACAAAGACCTCCTGGAAGTGGCAGCGGTGGTAGTGGATTTTCAGGTGGCGGTAGAGGTGGCGGTGGCGGTGGTGGCTGGTAATATTTAATTATAAAGGATGAAAATATATGACTATACCTAAAATTGATGTGCCGATTTATGATATAACCTTACCATCGACAGGTAAGACTATTAAAATTAGACCATTTCTGGTAAAAGAAGAAAAGCTTTTATTAATGGCAATCGAATCAAAAGACAATGACAATATCATCAAGACCACCAAGCAAGTGATCAATAATTGTATTGTGTCTGGCGATCTTGACCTAGAAAAGATACCATTCTTTGATGTGGACTACCTGTTTATTGCTCTAAGAGCCAAGTCCATTGGTGAAAACATTGAGACTTCCTATGTGTGTAATAATGTGATAGATGGCAACAAATGTGGTGGTGTATTTGAAGCTGTTATTGATATATCCAATTGCATCATCGAAAAGAAAGATGATATTAGCATGGATATTAGCCTATCAAATAAGATTGAAATTAAGATGAAATACCCATCTTATTCTATTATGAAGATGATTACAGGCAATGAGAGTAATTTCCAAAAGAAAATTAGAGTTATTTCTAGCTGTATTGAACGAATTACCTCTGGTGATAAGACATATTCAAGCAAGGACTTCTCAAAGGAAGAACTGGTAGAGTTTATTGAAGGTCTTACCAGTGAGCAGTACGTTAAGCTAGAGAATTTTGTGGATAACTTACCATCTTTTGCTATTGAATCTGGTGGTGTATGCCCAAAGTGTGGATTCAAGCATGAGATTAAATACACGGACTTTACCCGTTTTTTTCAGTAATGCTTGGCCATGACAAACTAATGAATCATTACAAGACTAACTTTGCACTCATGCAGTTCCATAAGTATAGTCTAACCGAATTAGAGGGGATGATTCCTTGGGAAAGATTTATTTACGTTGATTTGCTCAAAGAATATCTAAAAGAACAAGAGCAGAAAAATCGTGACCAAGCAGCAACATTTAAGAAAGCACAGAGAAGATAAATGGCATTCAATCTAGAAGGTATGACAGTCGATTATAAAACCATGTATCGTATGGTACCATCGGATCGATTTGCAGTGGCTCAAAGCGGCATAGCTAATGATCTATTGTCCTCTTTGACTCCAGGTCAATTGGCTAATCTATTTCCTAGATATTACAGCAACAGACTTCCAGATATAGGCGATTCAGGATCCACATCGGCCCTTGGTGGTGCCTTGTCTGGAGGTACATCATTTGGTAGTGGAGGCGGTGGATCATACTCTCCTGCGTCTGCTGGCGGTTCAGCAGCGCCATCTAAAACAGCGCAGCAGATGGCAGTCGAAAGAATCCTGTCGGAACATGGTATTACAGCTAAAACAGAATCAACAAGTCTCTCTGGTAAAGAAGGACAGGTTCTAGCTACTATTAGACACCGCGAATCAGGTGGTAATTATGCGATTGAAAGTAAATCATCCAGCGCATCTGGTGCTTATCAGTTCATCGATTCCACATGGCAAAGCTTAACAGCGAAATATGGAATCGGTACAGAATATGGTAGAGCAGCATGGGCACCTCCAGTAGTCCAAGATGCCGTAGCAAAAGCTTATGTAAAAGAAATTCTAGCTCAAAATGGTGGTGATATATCCAAAGTACCTCTCGTTTGGTATACAGGTAATTCTGCAGGTCAATTATCAGCTCAAGCTTTGGCTGTGAATGGCGGTCTAACTCCGCAGAGATATCAATCCAATTGGATGAATGACTTTGGTAAGTTTGCAAACATTGCAGAAATTGAATCGTCAGTTGATGATATCAAGAGACTTGAAGACTTGAAAGCTGAATTGATACCTCTTTCTGAGGAAATCAGAAGTCAACTGGATGCCAAGACGCTTGAGATATACGATAGAGGATCCAATGAGCAGAAGTGGAATATTGAACAGGCTATTAAAATGGCTGGTGTTCAAGGATTTAATCAAGAATTAAGTAGACATCCTATCAATGAAGCGACGGTCACAGCTACATCGGAGAGGTTTTCTGTATTGAGAGGTAACATCGATGAGGTAAATCCAAAGCTCCAGAATGTTATTAATGCTGCTTCTGGTGATTTACCTCCTGGTTATAGTGTTAAAGCTATCTCGGGTAAAGATTCCCGACTAAGAACAGGAACACAGAACCATCCTGCAGGTCTAGCAATGGATGTGCAGATATATGATGGTGATGGAAACTTAGTTCCTCATAATAGCAACAGCCCTGGTTGGAAATATTATGAGATGTTATATAGATCCGCGCACATTCGCGGTCAGCAAATGTACCCAGATGATAAGTTTATTTGGGGCGGCGCTTGGATATCGGATGCTGCTGGTCGCGGTGATCCTATGCATTATCAGATTGTGGATCCATCTGTGCGCGGATCATCAACTTCATCTGGTAGATATTCTTTTGATAATGGTCTAGACCCATCACATCCATTTGTTAGAGAGGGTGGACAATTAAGCGCAAAAGAAAGAGAAGACTATGACGCTTCCGTATTGGCCAGAATTCAAGCTGAAAGAAATGCATCCGATCCTGTAACAGCCGCTCAGAGTAATATGCAGTTACCTCCTTCGCCAGTTCCTGCGGAAACACCACCACCTCCTCCTGCACTATCAGCTGGTGGTACTGTAGAAATGACTCCTGGTGAGAACATTGCTGGCATCAATACAACAACTGGTAAAGTCGAGTTTATGAGTAATGATAGGGAATTGTATACCAAAGATGACCAGGGCAATCTCCGAGTTGATCCTTCTACCATTAGACAGGAAGATCAAAAGACTCAAACAGCGCCTGCTGAACCACAAAGAATGGAAATGCCAAATCAATCTATACAATCAAAACCACCACAGCCAATGCCAGTAAGTACACCTGATCCAAACTTCTTAGACACAATGTCCTCTGGTTCAATGGCATCATCACCATCACAATTGAGAGCATTGAACAGAGCAAAGCTTTACAGTGAAAATAGTGGTAGTTTAGTCAACGGCCACTTCTCATAATAAAAAAGGGCAGCCGCGAAGCTGCCCTTTCTACTCTCACGCTGCAATTATTCGTCTGCAAGACCCTTGAAGTAGTTAAGGTCTTC